ACTCCTTCGTCAAGCCCTTCGCCGTCTCCCGTGCCTGATTCAAGCACCGCGACTGCTGAACCCAGCACGTCGCCCAGCCCAGTAGAAACCCCAACAGTATTAGTAACTCCATCTGACACCTCCACGGTTTTAAATACTTCTACAGTAGTAGTGACACCGAGTGTACCACAGGAGCCTGTAAACGTCCCTGTGACCCCTCCAGCGCCTCCTGCGGTGGAACCTACACCTGTTCCTGCTCCAGTATCTGTGCCAGTATTGCAACCCGAGCCAACACCAGCCCCAGAGCCTGTGAGTCAACCTGAACCAGTTTCAAGTCCTGCACCAGAACCTGTGGCAATTGCAGACCCTGCTCCAAACCCTGAGCCAATTCCTCTTCCAATTCCAGAACCAGTCGCTGAGCCAGACCCAATTGTTGAGCCAGCGCCCGTACCCGTACAGGAACCAGCGATTGAACCACCCGTTCCTGTTGAGGAGCCTCCTGCCCCAGCGGAGGAACCAGTCGTAGATGACGTTTCATTACCGCCACTTCCTGAAGAAAAACCACCAGCGGAACCGCCAGTAGAGCCTATGCCACCTGTGCCTCATGATGAACCTCCTGTTGCTGATAAGAATGCGACGGATGAAGAAAAAGCCATTGTAGCACAAGCAATCATTGAAGAAGCACATGGCGAGCCAGTAACAGCGCAAGCAATTGCGGATGCTGGTTTGACCTATGCAGATTTACCACCTGAAACACCAGTTGAAGTCCGTCAAGATAAAGATGGAAACGAAGTCGTTATTACAGCAGAAGTTGCTGCAGCACTTGAAGTTCTACAAAATCCCGCAGAACTTATCAGTGCCATCTTTACAGACCCAGCCCAGGCACTCCTAGCATTAGGAAGTATTGGTGCTGATATGAGCCCACAAGAACGTGCACAGTCTGAAAAGACAGTAGTTGCTGCAGTTATTGTAGGACAAATCGCGGGACAAGCCGCAGTCACCGCTGCTGCAGGTGCAGCCGCATATCGGAGGAAACCATGAAGAACTTCTTTTCAGACATAGCAAATCAACTTTGGACTCTCCTTGGCATGTTTATTGCTTGGGTAGTCCTAGACGGTTCCGCTAAGACAGTTGTTGGGTATGCAATCGCAGCCTCAGCAGTTATCTGGGGAATCACATATAAACTACGCAACCCAAAGGACGAATAATGGATACATTCAAAAATGTAATGATGAGAATTATTGCTGTTATTGCAGCAGAATCTCTCGGAGTTATTGGTGCAGGTTCCCTAGTAGGAATTAAAGTATGGCAGGCAGCAGTACTTGCTGGCGCACTTGGTGCAGCCACAGTTATTGAAGCCCTAGCACGTTTCTTCCTAGCAGATGGCAAGTTAGATGCTGATGAAATCAACGCAGCGTTTGCTAAGGTCGATGCTAGAAAGGCTGACTAATATGGGTCAACGCAATGATTTTATCAAGGTAGCCCGTGGAGAAGAAAACGTAATCGAAGGGCCAAAAGACAATGAGACAAAGTACGGCGCATTTACAAAAGCCAACTTCCTCCCATGGTGTGGGTCATTCGTCATGTGGTGTGCAAACGAAGTCGGTCTTAAGATTCCGTCAGTTGTTGGCACATTTGCTGGTGCTCAGGCTTTCATCAAGAAAGACCAGTTTGAGAAAGCCGAAGAAGCGACTCCTTTTCCTGGTGATATCGTATTTTTCGATTTTCCTGGGGATGGGATTGACCGTATCTCACATGTTGGAATCGTGGTTCGAGACAACGGAGACGGAACTGTATTAACTATTGAAGGAAACACCTCCCCTGATAAGAAGGGCGACCAGCGTAATGGCGGTCAAGTATGTCTTAAGAAGCGTGCTTATAAGGTAAAGAACGGCGCGGCTCTTAAGAGGTCTCTACCCGTATATGTGGTAGGATTTGGCAAGCCTGTCTTTAAATCATAAGGACAGATTCACGAAGGAGAACATATGTTCGATACAGCAAAGATTAAGTCAATCGGTCTGTCGTATTTCCGTGCTGCTGCAGCATCTGCAGTTGCGCTCTATACAGCAGGTCAGCATGACCCTAAGACCCTTGCTACAGCGTTCCTCGCTGGTCTAGTTGGTCCAATCCTAAAGGCGCTTGATTCATCAGCACCTGAATTTGGACGTGGCTCTAAGTAAGGCGAAAGCCTTTCAGAACCCCCTGTTTTAGTAGAAATACTAAGATGGGGGGTTCTTTCTCTTTATCCACCTGTTGAATAGAACCCATTACCATTAAACTTTACTGCTGTGGGCAAGATAATCCTACGCATAATTCGTAGACAATGTTGACAAGTTGGGCATTCGTCTCGTTCTTCTATGTCACGCCAGTGTTCTTCTTGTGTATCGCAATCATCGCATCTGTATTCGTAATTTGGCATTATAACTCTACCGATATAAACCAGAAGCCTAAGTCGAGGCTAATCCAGTAAATGCTAAAATCAAAGCCAATGCCAAATCCAGACTTACGACCTATCACTAACCACTTATTTAAGACGCGTTTTTCCATGCGGATAGTGTACCATATTGAGGCGGGCAACCGTGGGGCGGAAACTTCAAATGAGGGATGACGGCAACGTCTGAATCCAACTCCCTGAACCACCATTAATTTTTATGGGGGGTAGGGGGGCGTTTCTTAAAATCAGGACTCAGGCAGGATTTAAGAAACCCGTGTCGTATAACCAGCGGGGTTAAAGTAGGTGTGTTACACTGCTTTCATGAATGAATTACCCAAGCATATTTCCTATTCCTCTTTCAGTACATGGCAAGAATGTGGCTGGAAGTATTATCTAACCAAGGTAGAGGGCGCATCAGAGCCTCATGCCGTATGGTTCACTGGCGGTACTGCCGTCCACAAAGCCACTGAAGTCTATGACCTTGAGGGTGGCACTTCTGAAGATATTTGGAACAAGGTGTGGTATGACCAAGTAGCCGAGGATGAGGCGCTACACGGTGACATGAACACTTGGCAGTACGCCAAGAAGGAAGACATGTCATGGTGGTATGGCGAAGGCATTTGGATGTTAGATAAATGGATTGAGTTCCGCAAGAACTGGTCAGTTTACGAAGATTTTGTTGAAAAGCAATACGAGATTGAACTTGATAACACAGTGGTCAAAATGGCAATTGACCGTGTTATGGTTGACTTCGAGGGGAATCGGGTGCTCCTTGATATCAAAACTGGTGCGTCATCCCAAAGGCATCCTTTGCAACTAGCAGTGTACGCGTGGGCACTGCAAAAACAAGGGATTTCTGTCCATCGAGCAGGCTTTTGGGATGCACGTACTGGTCATGTAACTCTATGGAACCTTGACAACCTACACCCTGAGCGCGTAGAGGATATCCTCAACACTTTTGATAAGGCTAGGAAAGAAACTATCTTCCTGCCTAACTTGTCTAACTGCGGTAGATGTGGTGTAGTATCTGCCTGCAAGTATGTCAATGGACACGTTTCTTAGCAGTATAGTTCCGCTCATCAGGGACATAGACGATATGGTAGATGAGGCGGAAGAACTAGGGTTCAAACATGAACAAGAAAAGGAGAAAAACCAATGACTGGTAATTTCCAAGTCAGTAGCAAACTGCCTGACGGGAGAATCTTCGTAGTCGCACATGAGACTTACGCTGGATTCTGCGAGGCACTTGAATCAGTAGTAGGAGTGACAGAATCACAAGACCTACTCACAGAGATGGGTAAGTCACTAGGTGGCGTACCCTACAACTCATCAGGAGCAGTAGATAATATCCGTGCACAGTTTCCTAACGCACAGGTAGACCATACTGCACATCCAACACAAACTCCTGCATCCACTGTAGGTCCAACTGGCAAGTCCTGTAAGCATGGTGTAATGTCACAGCGTACAGGCTCTGGTGCTAAGGGTCCTTGGAAGGCATATATGTGCCCTTCTGCAAAGGGAACTCCTGACCAGTGTGAACCAGTATGGCTTCGCCGTGGCGATGCAGAATGGAATAGTTTCTAAACAATGAGAACACTTGCCCGCGCCGTAGGTTCTAAAGACATAGGTGGCGAACCGCTACCAACAGTCTTTCGTACCTTTGATATCAATAAAATCGTATTTCGGCGTGCCGAGGTTTCGATGATTGCTGGTACTCCTGGCGCTGGTAAGTCTTCCGTTGCTTTAGCCATTGCACTTCGTGCAAAGGTTCCAACATTATACGTGAGTGCTGATACTAATGCTCACACTATGGCTATGCGCCTGCTGTCTATGATTACTAGCAAGCCTCAAACTGATGCAGAACACATGCTTGAGTTTGATGTTGCTGGTAGTCGCAAGACCATTAACGAGAACTCGGGGCATATCTTTTGGTCATTTGAGTCAAGCCCAACGCTTGATGACCTTGACCAAGAGGTATCTGCTTTCGAGGAGTTGTGGGGCTGTTCGCCAACTCTCATTGTTGTTGATAACCTTATGGATATTGCTAACGATGGCGGAGAAGAGTTTGCAAATATGCGTTCAACTCTAAAAGAACTCAAGTACCTTGCAAGAGATACTAACGCTGCTGTTTTAGTACTTCATCATACGAAGGAGTCCTATACAGGTACACCGTGCCAACCACGCTCTGCTTTGCAGGGTATGGTTGCACAGTTACCTGCTCTTATCTGTACCGTGGGTACTGATGCCCCTGGCTTTATTGCCATAGCACCAGTGAAGAATCGGTATGGAAAGGCAGACCCATCAGGCAATACTGCCTATTGGTTGAACTTTAATCCTGAATACATGGATGTCTCTGACATCGCTGAGAGGTTAAAATGAGTATATTTGAACCCATAGTTCCTGACCCTAATTGGGGTCTTCCTACAGTAGACGTAGACCCAGAGGAATGGGAAGATGATGACTAAACATATAACAGAACTAAAACCAGATTATACAAGGGCGATGGATATACGTGGTGTACCTACCAGTATATGCATCTGTGGGAGTTTCATATGGAACCTGAAAGCATCATTCGATGAGTATGGTTCTATAAGTATGTATTTTCTAGATATGGAGTGTGCTGACTGTGGAACACAGGCAACCGCGCCAATTGAGGAGTAATAATGAAACTGACAACATACGCTTGGATAATGGCTGCTGTAGTCTTTGTGGGAACTTTACCTCACGCTGTGGGTGCGATGTTCCTACAAGGACAAATGCGGGCAATCGACGCAACGGCAACATGCAAAAATCTAAGTTACGTACCAATATCGGAGATGAAACGACTAGCAAAGCGAATCGCTAAGAACCGAGTAATGACAACGTACAACAGTAAATACGAGTGGAAAGCACTCTTTACTTTGTGGGACAAGGAATCTCGCTGGGATTATACAGCGAAGAACCCCCACTCAACCGCCTATGGAATCCCTCAGATATTAAATATGGATGAGAAGACTCCTATGGCACGTCAGATTGATTTAGGATTAAAATATATACAGGCTCGTTACGATACCCCTTCAAAGGCATTAGCCTTTCATAATCGTTACGGCTGGTATTAAATAATGGGTGGTCGCGCTGCCAAGGCTAAGGGTGCAGGAGCCGAACGAGATGTAGTAAAATACCTCAAGGAATGGTTTCCATATGTAGACCGTAGACTTGCTGGCGCGACACTCGATAAAGGTGATATCTCTGGGATTCCTGGAGTTACCATTGAGATAAAGAACCATGCCAAGATGGATTTGGCTGGCTGGGTAGAAGAGTTGATAGTCGAGATGACTAACGACAAGGCGTGGACAGGCGTAGTAGTGCACAAGCGAAAGGGACGGGGTAATCCTGGAGATTGGTATGCTACTATGCCTGTACATGTATGGATAGAACTTCTTAAAAAGGTATTGGATAAACAATGAAGTATGATAAACCCGATATAGCAGTTATCTTAGAATACTATGGCGCTACTGTCCCAATCCGACGTGGTTGGTTTGGTATGAAGTGTCCATTCCATAGTGATAGTCACGCATCTGCATCAGCAACGAGAGACGATAATGCTTTCTGTTGCTTCGCTTGTCAGATGAAGGGTGATGGTTATGCTATAATTATGCAGAAAGAAGGAGTCGAATTCCGTGAAGCAATCAATATCGCAGAGAGAATCTTTAACCAAAGCGGCAAAGTTTTACCACAGCGCTCTACACGAGGCGGAGGACTATCTCGCAGAGCGGGGTTTAACTCTAGAGCAGGCAACTCGCGCTCGATTGGGCGTCGTGCTAGAGCCACTGACGGGGCATGAGAACTATGTCAACAGACTTGCGATTCCGTACATCACGCGTTCAGGGGTGGTTGACCTTAGATTCCGTTCCATGGATTTATCGGAGCCAAAGTATATGGGGCTTACGGGTGCGACTACCCATCTCTATAACGTTGGTGCGTTCTTCAAAGCCTCCTCATATATATCTATCTGTGAGGGTGAAATCGATACGATTACGCTCGATAATGCTTGTGGCATACCTGCGGTGGGTGTCCCAGGAGTCAACAACTGGAAGAAGCACTACACGCGTCTCCTTGCCGACTTTGATAAAGTATTTCTTTTTGCTGACGGCGACAGTGCTGGCACTGACTTTGCTAAGCACCTTGCCAAAGAACTAGGCAATCTAGTGGTGGTGCAGATGCCTGATGGTGACGATGTAAACAGCATGTATTTAAAATATGGTGTAGAATATTTCCAACAGAAGATTGGAAGTGTTGTCGATGTTGTTTCCTGATAACGATGGTTTAGTACACTGCGAGACTGCAGATTGTGACTACAAAACCACCGACCTATTTGATTTCCTAGACCATGCTGGTGTTGAGTTTACATGGGATGTAAGAGTCACACCTAAATATTCATTTGATTTATTTCAATTCTTGCAGACTGTATCTGACATGATAGACCATGCTGATATAGAAGAAGCCTATCAGGTGGTGCAGGACACAGCATTCCTTTTCGTCAACGCGTCTAGTGATGAACTAGATGACTTCATTGAGGAGTCAATTGTTGCAGAAGAGGCAGACATGGGGATTAGAAACATCGAGAGGATGTTAAAAGAGAATGGACAAGGATGACATGGGTGCTGTAAAAGCAGTGCTGTACAATGGTTTTAACGTATCTGATATGGATGAACATGAACCAGACCAGTTGGAGTTAGATGTCTGGGCTATATCAGATGAGTTAAATAATCTTCTACTGTCCAAGCATAAGGACTATGGTCCTAAGAATATCTCTCAGGCTCCTGGCGGTGCAATCAATGGACTGCGTGTACGCATGTGGGACAAGATGGCTCGCATCAACAACCTGTTGGATAGCAATCGTCACGACACACCCGCACACGAATCCCTCGAGGATTCCTTTAGAGATTTAGCAAACTATGCTATCATTTCCATACTCGTACTGAAAGGTAAATGGCCAACAGAATGAAAATCTTTGGACCCTATAAAGGCAGCAAACAAAATGGTGGGAGACCAATCTATGTCTTCAAACGTAAGAAAAAAGATGGTACTACCGTTACTACTTCTAGCAATAAGGCTCGCGTGGATTATGAAAAAACCACAGGAAAAACCTTATCAAGAAAAGTAGATGTAGACCATAAAGATAATGGTGGTCGTGCTGGTCACGATGGCAGGGGTAATCTCCAAGCCATGACGCACTCGGCTAATGTTGCTAAAGAAAATAAACGACGCGCAGGTAAACCTGCTGTGAAGAAAGCGACGAAAAAGAAGCCATGAAAAATATAGTTTGTATATCCGACTTGCAGGTTCCATATCACGATGTAGAAGCCACGAAGGCTGTGGCTAAGTTTATCCAATGGTATCAACCTGAGACAGTCGTCTCTTGTGGAGACGAGATGGATATGCAGACGATTAGTAAGTGGAGCAAGGGTACTGAACTAGAGTATGAACGCTCTATTGGTCGTGACCGTGACCTTACACGCAGTGTGCTGTATGACTTAACAATTGAGCACATGGTGCGCAGTAACCATACTGACCGCTTGTTTAATACTGTGGCTATGAGAGTGCCAGGACTTCTTGGTTTGCCTGAGTTACAGTTAGAAAACTTTCTTGGTCTTGATGAACTTGAGATTAAATATCATACTGACCCATACGAACTAGCCCCTGGCTGGTTGCTTATGCATGGTGATGAAGGAAACGTACAGCCTAGTGCTGGCGCTACTGCATTGGGCTTAGCAAAGCGTTCAGGTATGTCTGTGGTGTGTGGTCACACGCATCGCATGGGGTTAACACATCAGACTCAAACATATCGTGGTGGTAAGCCACGTACCATTTGGGGCATGGAACTTGGTAATCTTATGGATTACCGTAACGCAAAGTATATCAAGGCTGGGCTATTCACATGGCAACAAGGCTTTGGTATCTTGCATGTAGATGGTAAGAATGTAACCCCACAGATAGTACCTATCATCAATCAGTCATTCACTGTTGATGGGAAAACTTTTAAGTGGTAGTTACTGAAACATATGCTGGCGTTGTTGGTGCTATAGCCTATGAGTATTCTCGTAAGTATCACATGTGTGATGCTGATGATATTCGTCAGGAACTATGGGTATGGTTTCTTGAGCATCCCAATAAAGTTAAGACATGGGAAGAGTTGGAGGGCAAGCAGTCTATTAAACTGATTGCTAGGTCTCTTCGTAATGCTGCTAAAGATTACTGCCAAAGGGAAAAGGCGCGTGTTGTAGGCTACAAGGTAGAGGACAACTACTACTATGACCGTGAGGTTGTAGAGGTATTGCTACCAGCAGTACTACGCAAGGACAAGACAGCACCAGCCATGACAGATTTAGGATTTACCAATAGCAAGAAGGTTGCTTCAGAAGGTGGCAATTGGTTTGCCATGATGGCTGACATTGAGAGGGCATTGGCTCGTTTAACTCATGAACAGTTAACTATCATTTACCTGCGCTTCGGTGACGGATGTGATAATGTTACCTTGGCTAAGGAATTGTCAGTGAGTGAAGATGCTGCGCGTATGCGCGTCAATCGTGCAGTCAACAACTTACTTAACTTTCTTGGTGGGCAACGCCCACGCAAGGAACGAGACTATACAGAGGAGCAGGTCAATGAGCAGAATAATGAAGATAGACGAAGTGATTCTGACACACCAGAAGTTAGAGACACTGATGAAGGACAAGACTTGGACTGATAAGTTATCAGATGAGGATGTTATATTCCTTGGTGATGTTGAGGTCATGTCTGCCAATCTCATCAGTCAGGTGTATATTTTTATAGACTTGTTCCACCAGTATGTAGACCTTATTCAGAGTGCTGCTATCTTTAGTCCCGATTTCGCGGAGCCAAAAGAAAATGACGCCAATGTCTATCCAACACAAACTTTTCCCGACCCTGCCATGGGCGGTAATCGTGCAGAACGCAGGGCGCAAGAAAAACCAAAAAAGAAAACTCCATTTGATATTGTACAAGGACAAAAATAATGATTAGTGCAGTCATTGACATCTGTTTAATTACTTCTGCCATCTGTATTACTATTTTAATTATCGGAGCAACCTTCATGATGATAAAGGATATTAAAGATGATATGCGATAAGTGTACCGCAGGTGGCATGGCTAACAAGATGAAAGAAACTTATATTGCTATTGCCTTACATGACCAGTGCAAAGGGTGCGAGTGCCAGCATAAGACTGGCGAAGGTTGGCACAAAAAGTAGGCATAGAAAAACCCCCCACCCAATTACGGGTGAGGGGCTGTTAGGATTCCTAACGGCTAATAGTCACGCACCATGTTAGTAACCGCTAACACATTATGCGATTCTATTATACCGATAATATA